AATTAATGAATCACATAAAGTTAATTTAAGCTCTGGGGAAAAATCTTATAAAATACCAATAAAACAAGTTCATCATCTCTATAAAGAGTTGTTAGATAGAAACTTCTGTGATTGCTTAGAAAATCACTTAGATATTATGGAGCAGGGTAATGGCAGAATCCCAATGGCTCAAAGAAATGTAAATTTAAGAGGTAAAAATGGAATATGCTGCTGATGATATAAATTATGGCTATAGGGCTATCATGATGCTAATTAATTCTGAACATACCTTAATAGATAAGATTGAAAATATAAAAGAGATTGATGGCACAAAAGAACATCCATTGTTTGGTACAAGTCAGGGTGGAGTAACTTTCTCTATGATGCTTAAAGGTATGCAAACACTTGTAGAGATTGTGTTAAATAAGGGAGATAGATTTGATATTAACACTATTACAGAGTTTGGAAGTGCAACAGTAATAGATGAATCTGTAGAAACAATATATAATTTTTTACATATTTTTTACACTAACTTAAAAGATGATGAGGATAAACTTCTTAAAGAGGCTTTAGATCCTAATAATTATAGGAAAGCTGCTAAAAAAATGCACTACAGGGAAAAATTTGGAGATGATATATCAGAACATTGAATACAAGAAGCATCAAAAAATTAAGTTTGTTATCCCTACTGATTTAAGAATTATAGATCCACAGACAAAAAATATCCTATGGAAATATGGCACAATACAACTATTTGCAAATAATAAAATTTCTGCATGGGTACTAGAAAACAACACCAAAGAGCCAATTAGAATTTCATTATTCTGTATATTGCCTGTACATTAATATTATATGAAAGCAACAGTAAATTTAAGTCAAATATTACAGGGTGGTTTAGCTGCTCTAGTTGGATGGTTATTTAAAACAGTTAATGATCTACAACAAGAAGTAACAGCTCTGCAAGTTCAAATTATTAATTCAGACAATAAATTGTCAGATGTTTTAAACATTATTCAAAATATTGATTCTGAGATTACAGAAATAATCTGGAAAATTGGTGGATAGCATAGATAAGGATTACATATTAGCTGATAATATGTTTTCAGATAATCCAGTCTTTGTAGATATATCACAAGAATTTGAGGATGATTGTGGAGATGCTTGTAAAATATGATTAATAAAATAAAAGATAATCTAGCAATAGTAGTTACTGCTATAACTCTTATGGGATCTATTGGAGCAGGTATTCAAAGCTTGGGAGCTGTATTAAATACACTTACAAACATAGATGACAGAATGAACACTATAGAATATGATTTTCAAACTCTTAAAGAATCTACAATGGTTTCTAATGATATTGCAATACTATATGAAAAGATATATCAATTAGAGCAAGTTGCTTATGATGCAGAGTATTTAGATACAGAACTTACAACACTCAGAGCTAATTACCAGAACTTAGAATCAGAAGTTAGAGATTTAGAATGGAAAGTTGAGGATTTTCAAGCTAGATATATTTCTGATTTAAACAATCCTGCTCAAGATTCACAAGCTTATGAGCTAATGAAGTGGGAGTGGCAAGATCTACTTAAGAAAATAACAACTTTAGAGAATAATCAGCTTGAATCATGGGAATGGGATAACCTTAAGGATAGAATTACTTATCTTGAAGCTTATATGCACAATCATTAGTCTATAATAATTCTATGGATTATATAGATGATATGTCTTTAGCTTTACCTAATCAACAACAAGTAGGAGAATCTAATGTTGATTTTAAGAGATTTCAATATTATTTGGCTTTAGGTGCAGGTAGATCCTTATCAAAAGTTTCAGAAAACTTCAGTTTGACAGAGAGGAGAATATATCAAATATCCTCTAAGAATCAATGGCAAGATAGAGTGAAAGCTATAAATAAAATGCTTAATGAGCAGATAATTGGGGAAGTTTTTGCACAAGTGGGAGAAACTGCAAGAGATCTAGCTCAAGAGCTTAAGCCTGTAATATTTAGAATTATTAATGAAATAAATGAAAGAGATTTAGCTTCACTTAATCCAACAGAACTAAAGGGGTTATTAGATATTTGTTATAAGATGATTAGCCAGATTTATGGCTTAGGTACTCCACAAGTAACAGTAAATCATATTGAACAGCCACAGATTAAGTTTAAGTGGGATTGGGAGCAGGATGATGAGCCAGATTATTGAGGCTACTCCACCTGATCTACATTCTGGACAATTAGAAGTAATAAAAGCACTAGATGAGAATAGATTTATTATTGCTGTATGTGGCAGGAGATGGGGTAAAACTACACTATCTTTAGTTGCAGCAGTAGATCAAGCTCTCAAAGGTTTAAAAGTTTGGATTATCTTTCCTGTATATCCACAGGCTTTAGAGTCTTGGCTTAATCTAAAGAGCTTAGTTAGACAGTTACCAGAGGATTATGCAGAAACTAGAGAAGTAGAAAAAAGAATTGTATTAGCTAATGGAGGATCTATACAGATAAAATCAGCTAACAAGCCAGAAACTCTTAGAGGTGCAGGTGGTATATCTTTAATAATCTTTGATGAGGTAGCTTATCAAGATAAAGAAACATGGGACACAGTAAGACCAATACTTAGTGATAGTTTAGGAAAAGCTTTGTTTATATCTACACCCAATGGGATGAACTGGTTTTATGAGTTATTTGATAATGCTAAAAGGAGAGCTGATTGGAAAGTATTTCATTATCCAACAGAGCAATCTCCTAGAATTAATAAAGATGAGTTAGCACAAGCCAGAGAGGAGTTAGGCTCTATGGTGTATGCACAAGAGTTCTTAGCAGAATTTACTCAAGTAGGACACATGTTTAAAAGAGAATGGTTTAAGTATTATGAAACTATTGCAGGAGATGATCCTGAATATGTTTTAGGAGATGAAGTAGTAAAGCATTCAGAACTATCTATCTTTGGAACTATGGACACAGCATTAAGCATTAAAGAAACTGCTGATTATTCTGTAATAATGACAGTAGGAACAACTCCTAGTGGTAAGCTTTTAGTAATGGATGTATTCAGAGCCAGACTAGAAGCTCCAGAATTACTTCCACAGATAGAAGCAAAGATTGATGAATACAATATGTCTTGGTTGGGAGTGGAGGATTCTAGTTTTGGGCTTGGTATTATTCAGATGGCTAGGAGGCAGGGTTTGCCCATAAGGAACTTAAAAGCAGATAAAAGTAAAACTGCTAGAGCTGTTCCTGCAGCAGCAGGAGTAGAAAATGGCTCAATATGGTTTTTGAAAAATGCTAAATGGCTTGTAGAATTTGAAAGAGAATTAACTAGCTTTCCATCCTCTGGATCTCATGATGATCAGGTGGATGCCTTAGCTTATGCAGCTAGGTTTGGAATAGTTAGAAAAACAAATTGGAGTGTTACTTAATTGGGAATAAGAGATAATATTAGAGGCTTCTTTGCTCAGGAAGCACAGACTGAAAAGAAATCAGGGCAATACCCTACATCACAAGTAGTCTTTCCATTTAATACTGATGCAGGTTATTTTAGTGGAGTTAATCAAATGTCCCCAGAGGGTAATTCTGCAGCTCTTGCTTGTTTAAATGTACTTGGTACAGCTTTTAGTGAGCCACCACTTAAAGTATATTTAAAGAATCAAGAGGGTATGGAGTATATAGCTAATCATCCTGCTGAACTGTTATTACAAAATCCTAATCCAAATATGACTGCATCACTACTAAATAATTATATTGTTACTTCTGTTGCTGTTTATGGAGATGCTTTTATCTTAAAACTTAGAAATAATGCAGGAGCTGTAGTTCAATTAATACCACTACTTCCAGAAATGGTAGAAGTTAAGGGCAACACAGAACAATTAATAACTAACTATGAATACAAGCAAAAGGGCAACACTATGAGCATATTGCCAGAGGATATGATACACCTTAGAGAGAGAATAGATCCTAGAAATCATAGGAGAGGACTTGCTCCTCTAAGATCAGTTATGGTTGAGGTTTTAGGAGATGCAGCAGCTTCACAGATGGGAGCAGCATTAGTTAAGAATACAGGTGTTCCTAGTGTTGTTATATCTCCAAAGAATGATTTATCTATGACAAGTGATGAAGCTGAGAACATAGCTGAAGTATTTGGCAGGAGATTTGGAGGAGAGAACAGAGGCAGACCATTAGTGATATCTGGGGGAGAAGTTGATATTAAAACTCTTTCCTTTAGCCCTAAAGATTTAGAGATTGGCAAACTTAGATATATTAATGAGGAGAGAATATCTGCTGTGCTTGGTGTTCCTGCAATATTAGCAGGACTTGGCTCTGGACTAGAGAGAGCAACTTATTCTAATGTTAGAGAACTTAGGGAGTTCTTTACAGAGCAAAAACTAATTCCAATGTGGAATCACTTTGCCAATGAATTTACCAAACAATTATTACTACAAGATTTTGAGGACAATACAGATTACTGCTTCAAGTATGATCTTTCTGATGTAAGAGCTTTATCTCAAGATGAGGATGCAACTATGCAGAGAGTAGTAACAGGATTTAATGCAGGGTTTGTAACAGTAAATGAAGCTAGACAAGCTAACCAATTACCTGCTTTAGATGATGGAGATTATTTTATAAGAAATATGATGGTTGCAGAAGTTCCTGTTGAGGGAGATGAAGTAACAATGTATCAAGCAGAAACATCA